TCAAAAATTACAACATATAAATGATAAACGTGTTTCCCTTTTTCATCGAATGTAGTAAACATTATCAACATGACTTATATAAACAAAAGTTCCTTCAGAGGCTCGCATTCGGGAATGGTATACATATTATTAAACGTAAAGATAAGAACATCATGATCACAGCAAATGGTGAATTTATCATACCCTCTGCGTACTCGGACAACGCGCGAAAAGAGTTGGTTGGCAAACTATGGGAGATTAACGAGTACACGCGTTTAGGTGACTGCATCGAGGATATGAGACGAACATGGCACACTGCTCGGAAAAAAGACAAGATTTACCTGCTCTATAAATACGTAGCTGGGCTTACAGATATAAGCCGTCAAGAGAAAAAAGTCATGTGCAACATTCTCATATTAGCACTACTTTTGAAGATGATCAAACCTACAGACATTACCTACAAAGACAGTAAAATTGTTGATGTTAGCGATCATATAACGAGGAAAGAGACGTACACAGAGATGAACTTTACATTCGACTACTCAATCCCACAACACACGCGCACACATGACTTTACTACAACTACTGCATGCACGGTCGACGAAGAAGATGATTAAAAAAATGAATTACAAGTATGCTCGCATAACATTCAAAGTAAACCGGTATGAATAACCTTACTTTAATTTTTGATCCCTCGTGTTCAAAGAAGAGCGACCTCGAATCAAAGGTGCGTCAATGTGAACCAGGGCTTGGATTTGTTTTTGATGGACATATCTATCATAAAGAAGGATCCCAAATAATTAGCCGACTAATTACGAAAAGAAACATGGAACAATGTTTCAATCGTAACAATAATGAGACGATTGAAACAGGCATTCATAAACTATTGAATATGTTTGAAGAAAAAATTGGAGTTGTATGTAAATATCAACTAGAAGTAATGTCAACAAACCAGACCATCGTAGTACCTCTATGCTGCGGCAGTATACAAATGTTTTCCGCCTCGATCAGAGAAAACACTGATAACTACTTTGATCTTTGCCTCTACACAGACACAAATAAATGTTTAAATTATTTTTATAAAGAAATCGGTCCGTATGTACACAGCGGTGACACCCATGCAATGTTTGGAGGAGGATTTCTACACACCATTACGATCACAAACAATGATAGAGCCATGTTTTTCCTCAATGTAACTGGTTACAATAAAACACCGCTGCACTTATTCGCGAAACATACACCCTCAGTATGTGTAGTGAACCATGATACACGAACCGTGTATATCGTTCCATGTCCTCTCGACATCATGTCTATGGGTCATAAAGGAGATTTTGCGATCCTGGCCAAGGGAATCATTGAAAATAACACAATCAAATTGACCATACTACCCAGACCCATCATCAGAGAGGGAATGAACACAGGACAAACCAACTCAGTCACAGCCAATGCAATAAACGAAGCCAAGAATACAAATGTCATTAGTCAGACCCCATCGAGAGACCAAACGTCACAAATAGAAGATGAGTTTATGATGGACTTTGCTGAACCAGATGTTCTTGCTCAACAAGAACATGTTTTGTTAAGAGGTGAACCTGTGGTGGTCGTACAGCACATGTACAATGTCCCAACGGAACTGGAAAACCTGAAACGCTATTACTTTGGTTCTACAATCTCTGAAACGGATAACATGTCACAAGTGATTCTTCCTATAGCTGGTGGTAGCGTTGTGATGGGAGACAATATACTCGTCCATGCTAAGACATCCAAGGTTGACAACTACAAAAACATTTTGAACTCATCATCGTTTGTAGTCATAGTTGTGGGGGAAGAGATGGCAAACTCTCTAATTGACAAGTGTCAAACCAAGGTCAATGCTCTCTTCATAGTTACCCCTTTAAACCAAACAGGTAACGTGATCGACATTATGGACTCGATGTGCATAAACGCCGTCACGGCAATGGCGGGTCCATGCTCGCTCGTCCTAACTCATATAGAGAACGAATACTACTTTTACCGAGGTATCAACTGGCCAAGATTTATAGAAAACGCGTCCTACGGGGATAAAGTCACAGAAAACATGAAAAATTTGAACATAGACACCTCCTCATATCCATGGCCATTCGTAGCAAACATGGATGAGATATATTTCAAGAATGACAAGATCGCTGTTGCAGACGTAGAACAAATTAACTTTGTCGAGGCAGAACTACCTGCCGTCAAGGACGTCGTGTGCCAACTACAGATCATCATGTCTCCAGAGAAACTACAGAAAATCCAGACAGCTATCATTGGAATTATAATTAAAAATGAAAATGATCTCCGTCAGAGCCCACAGGTGAAGCAAATGATCAAAGAAAAACGCTTCAGCGAGATTAAGAAATATATCAATGATGTATCATTTAAATTCAAGACATGCTACAAGGACATCGTGTCGCTACTCCAGAACACTATCTCACTACAGAAATCCTCAAGTAAGAAATATGACTTGAATAGGCTCATGAGGAAAGAAGTCATCTCAGCGAACGTGAAAGAGGCGGAGTCTCAAAGCATGGGCGAAATGATAGACAATCTATGTACGACGATGGGAACTATCTCATGTCTCATTAACAACACACTCATGCGCGACCTCCTAAAGCACCTTAGGGATGGCCCTCTGGTTGATTGGTTGAAAAAACAAGATACAAAGTACCTAACCAACGTCACAAACATATGTCCACGAATGACCATACTCGACGGGACAACGACAAGTGCGCTGCTGGAAAACGACAAGAATAACTCATTCGTTTGTCCACAAATGTCCATCACTAATATTTATGAGAGGGATGATCATCCTTTTGTTGGATCACCGTATGGAATGCCCGAGTACGCTTCCATCATGTTCTTACCCCTGCACGACAAGACGTATGAAGACCCCTACGCTGTGTCGTGGCCTAATGAGGCGAACGATAAAAAGGTCGCGTTGCTGAGGATCAAAATGAGAAGTATAGTCGCAGAGGCGATGGGAAATGAGGAGGCCTTCCGTACATCCAAGGAGGTCAACTACACAATCATTTACCTCTATTTCTGCATACTTGAAAAATTGACAGAGAATGTCACCCCCAGCAACGACGAGGACAGCATGGTGCGTAACATTTCAAGGGCTATAATTAGCTCTATCCTGTGCGCGGCTTCCAGCGGGCAGTCACCGCTACCTCTGTATCAAATCGCGTCATACAATACATCAATCGTAATACCAGATTGTTCAGTCTGGTGGATGTACTTCAAGCTCAGGACCCTATGGAAATATACGGGATGGGACCAAACAATCATTGATAGGAAATTCAAACATTTCATAGTCAAGTCGATTAGGAAGCATGTAGTAGACTCAGTCACCAATAATCTAAGACGTACCAACAAGCAGTACGAGACTATTAAGAAATATGACAGATGGGCTAAGAAGAACATTGAACTGGAATGGTTGAGAACAGCTATCCCATCCATCAGAAATAATAAGATGCCTTCACCGTATGAAAACGAGGTGACTACGCGTGGAGGGGCTATCATCAACAGGTATCTCAAAGACTATAACTATGAGCACGTAATCGACGTGTGCGACGACATAGAACTCAACGACTGGAAAATCATTGCACCAGAACAAGCAGAACTGGAATGGCTGAGAACAGTTATCCCATCCATCAGAAATAATGAGATGCCTTCACCATGTGAAAACGAGGTGACTACACCTGAAGGGGTTATCATCAACAAGTACCTCAAAAACTACAAATACGTAATCAGCGTGTGCGACAACATAGAACGCAAGAGGTCACATGATAACTGGAAAATCGCTATACCAAAACATGAAAAGGAGCATGAATTCATAGATAAACGAATCAATATCAGGAACCTCCCAGAAATGGATCAGTTCACATATACGTTACCCGTATTTAAGAAAGTGGTACGTGTCCTTTATGACCATCATATGAATATTGAAGAATCAGAGGAAATGGCTATACAGCTATTGTATGAAGAAGAACGTGAAAATTAAATAGGTTAATAATTGAGACAATAATCCAAAATTCATCACCTCTAGAGGTGATGAATGAGTTAGGAAATTGAAAACATTGATAAAAAATGAAAGAATGTAAATATTACGACACCCTAGTGTTATCTGGAAACTCAACGAATGCCGTAGTGACACTAGGAGCTCTTCAATATCTCATTGATAACGATCACGTCAAGTATGTCAAGAATTACATAGGAACATCGTCAGGAGCCATACTATCACTTTTACTACTCATTGGCTACCAACCCATTGAAATCCTCGCGTATCTCTGCAGCGAGGAAATATACAAGAAGATGGTATTTAACATTTCAAACATGTTACTCATGGGTAAACCTATAATGAGCTTTGAACCAATTAAGAATTCCCTGGAGCAGTTGATCAACGCAAAGTGTGGGTTTATGCCAACTATGAAGTCTGTGGAACGATTGGCATACAAAGAAGGAGGTTCTAAAAAGAGGATTGTTTTCACTACGTACAATCTAACTGACGACTGTCGTGAATACATAACTTCTGACACGCACCCGGATCTACCAGTCATTCATGGTATACGTATGAGCACCAACTTTCCTCTCGTCTTTGAACCGTACATGTATGAAGGTAAAGCGTATTTGGATGGTGGTCTCGTTGACAATTTCCCTGTGGAGTACGGAGAGTGTGTTGGGAATATGTGTCTGGGGGTGATGACGAACAATCCCCAGCGCAAGTATAATGAAAACGATTTTGGAAATATTGAGTTAGTATGGAAGGTCTTTCAGATATTCATTACTAATGTAACCAAAGATAAAATAGACAGGACCAAATGTGACATTGTCAGGTTAGATTACAAGTCCAATTTCTTCAACTTTGAGAGTAGCGACAAAGAACTGATTGATATGTTTGATAAGGGTTACGAGCTATGTAAGGGAAACAACCTCTGGAATAAAGATTTGAACGGAAATATCTCGTAAATGCATGTTATTAGGATGAATTTACTCAAACGTTTGAGTAAATTGTAACCTTGTGTAGTTATCACCATCAACTAAATGCAAACGACAATCGCGTTCACACTCACTAATATCATTCAATTTGGGATTGTAATGAAGGTGATTACACCTCCGGCTATGTGCTACTCGGCTTGTATGGCCTCCGCGCTGACCGGCTCAACGATCCTCCCATGTTTTATAATGATGGATCACATACTATACTCGAATATTACTACGTTATACAAGGCCATCGTTGTATTAATGACGACGTGCATCCCGTTCATATGTTCACTAGGTGCACGGGTTGCGCTTCATTACTGCTTTGATGAAAACTGGTACATATGGCTCGTTCAAGGATCGACCGTACCCATCATGTTCTGGACTACGTACAAAATGTTATTCACGCGACGTTAATTAGTTGCGTTTCACATTCCTTCTGATATTTCATTACTGAAGAGTAATGAAACAATTTTTAACCTATCAAAGATATGACTATGTTAAAATGAGCAGACAACAAATATATTGCGGTAATAACTTGTACGAGTTAGGCAACAGGCGTATAGGAACACCCTATGAATGCCTCAAGAAGGGCGTGGGTAAGGGGCTTCATTCAGATTTGACAGGTTTCAATCCCAATTACCAGGCCATCATAGCTGACAGCACGTACTGTGGGACGGGCACACCTCCTCAGGGTAAGCAGATGGGTACACCCACGTCATGTCTGAGAAAGGGTGTCGGAATAGGCAAGAAGCTTCAACATGACAGAGGTGGTCAGCAGCCTCTGCCAAGTGGACAGACGCCGATGCTCGTTGTGCCAGGGCCAGGAGGGTGGCAATCATTGCTCATGAGGTGGTGGCCGGTTATAGTGGCGCTGTTGGTGGGAGTCATAGCCGCCATCTTCAGAGCAACATATGCTACCATCCTGCTGACGATGATTGCGGTGCTCGTAGCGGGTTGGTTCGTGCAGTCGGTGATGGTTCGGTAATGGAAAAATTCAGAGATTTGAATCTTATGTATTACCACATATAGGTAGAGATAAGAAGCAATGAACATGCTATTTACTAAGAATCAAAATAGCACGATCAGTGCAATTAAAGATGGAAAAAACGTTATGATCACAGGCCCTGGAGGTACTGGTAAGACGACCATTATCAATCATCTTTTAAAAATCAAGGACCAATTAATGCACGTTAACCACGACTTGGGAATCACAGCCATGACCGGAGCTGCAGCGGTCCTGATAGGAGGCACAACCCTACACTCATATTTGGCTGTAGGTATGGGTAGGGAATCAGAAGATGCGATTGTGGACAAGATTAATTGTCGCGCTATGCTGAAAAATAAGTGGCAGAATATTAACATCCTAGTAGTAGATGAGGTGAGCATGTTACCCGCTGACCTATTTGATAAACTCAACAGGGTTGCTAAGCGAATCCGCGATTGCAACAAGCCCTTTGGAGGTATACAACTCGTCTTTGCTGGTGATTTCCTACAATTACCATGTATCAAAGGCGACTTTTGTTTTCAAAGCGATGCATGGAATGAATGTAAATTTGAAATATTCCACCTCACAGAGATCATGAGGCAGAGTGATGAAAAGTTTCAAACATGCCTCAATAGAGCCCGGTTTGGACAGATGACGGACGAGGACATTGAATACATTACACAAAATGATCTGAAAAACAATTCTAATCATTGTATTAAACCTACCAGAATTCTATGTCAGAACGATGACGTCGACGCAATCAATAGTAATAAATTGCAAGAACTGCCCGCGATAGAGATTTACAAGTACAAGTACCGCGTCGAATGTGACAAGAAAAACTATCAACCCAGATTACATAGTTACCGGTTCACAGATATCACAAAGATATGTAACGCTCAACCAACACTCTTCCTATCAGTAGGAGCTCAAGTAATGCTACTAATTAACTTGGACGTAAAGAGAGGGCTTGTCAACGGGAGTAGGGGTATCGTAACACGTTTCATCGAGTATAAAATGATAAACAGTAAAGGAAAAGATAAGATGAAATACACACCTGTGGTCAAATTTGATATAGATGGAAATGGTACAGAGATTGTCATTAACGAGCACTCGTATGATGTGAAAGATGGTAATTGTTTGATTGGTACCATTTCCCAAATCCCTCTCAAGTTGGCATACGCAATCACGGTGCATAAGAGTCAAGGGTTAACCCTTGACTCGGCAATCATTAATCTGAAAGGAGTGTTTGAATACGGGCAGGCATACGTCGCGTTATCAAGAGTGAAAGGTGTTAAAAATCTTTTCCTTAAGAACATTACCAAAGACTCGTTTAGGGCTCATCCCAAGGCATTAGAATTCTACAGACAGTTAACTGTTCAAAAAATGTAATTGAAATAACAAATTGGCTAGAATTACTAAGCAATTGAATTTAAGTTAAAGGATATAATGGTATAATTAAATAAAATGAGCTCAGGATCAAGCACAAATGATAAGACTCAGATTTATGGTATGAATATCGTTGATAATGGCCCCAAATATGGCAGCTACGTGAGTAGAGAAGCCGATGGGTCATTCCCTTATGACGAAAAGCTTAAGAAAGAGCAGCCTGGAAAGTGGGATAAGATGATCGATGAACGCATATCATACCTGCGCGTTGATATAGCATACAAGACCCCAAAGAGATGGGCAGTTGGTAGGAGCAAACCAATTAAGAAACATACGTAGGTCTTTTATTATGTTCATGAAATTAAAATGGTTGTTGAGAATGTAGCCAAGTTTGTATTTGGTTTTGTGATAGGAATGATAATTGAATGGGTAATTATCTACGTTTATAATCAGGTAGATCCGCGTGAAGAGAGCAACGTCAAACTAATAACTCTGGTAGTAATACAACTATTCATCTTATTCGCCCTAATGGAAAAGTTTTCCATTATCGATGATGTTTATTCTCGCGTGGGTATACTATCGTCTCAAGTGTTTGTATTCAACTACGCGCTTAAGAGACTGTATCCTTTCAAAAACTACATGAAACACTTCTAATTAATAATTTTTATAGGCTCAATTACCCCTAGGGGTAATTGACAGTTCAATGTTATAAAGGGTTAACAAAAACCACTACAATTTCAAAATATGGGAGAATTACTGATAGAACGTATTCCTCTTGAAGATCATGAAAGAATACTACCTCCGAAGAAATTCCAGAGGATGCCAACTCTGTACCTCGAGCTTCTGGAGAACAAGACCAAAGTGCGTAGAGATTTGCTCAATGAGTTTTACATCCCGCCACCTTTGGAAAAAATGAAAGAGACACCTAATGACGTTCATGAAACGTTAGAACAAATTAAAAAAGATTCCACATCCGACCCAGAGATACAATTGGAAGAGCCAATTAATCACTTGGCTGAACGTGAGCATCTGGGAGAGCATGAGCATCTGGAAGAACATCTGGGAGAGCATGAACATCATGGAGAGCGTGAACATCTGGGAGAACATCTGGAAGAACACGAGCATCTGGGAGAGCGTGAGCATCTGAGAGAACATCATGGAAAGCGTGAGCAATCTAATTCATTAGAAGACCGACTCAATTCACTCCTTGGTGAGGATAAAGAGGATGATCCCATTTCGATGTCCCAATCTCAACCTCCCACTCTTAAAGAACTAATAGAAAATAAAAAGGTAAAGATTAACAAATCGTACAATTACGTGGATGACGAGAAGACACAGAAGGATCGAAACGCCATCTATTTTAGATACGAGGTTTTAAGAAGAATGCATCCTAATGCCAACATTCCCGAGTTCACGTTATACTCTGACCCCAAGCTCATGTCGCAAAAATATGAAATGTTAACGAAAAAGCTATCGTTGGACTCATCTGTTGAAAATTGGAAACGATACATGATTGTCTTTGTAATGGGTTGCGAGGTAGTTCTGGGTAAGATCAATTTCGACATGGAGGGTTTTGCTCAGCAACAGATAATGTCAATGAACACGTACGATCAGCTGCTCGTCGAAATGGCAGAGAAGAGCTACATGCCGACAGGAAGCAAATGGTCGCCAGAGATCAGGCTCTGCATGATGTTGACGATGAACGTAGTCTTATTCATTGTGAGCAAAATGATCTTTAAAAAGACGGGCACCAACCTACTTGGTAGTATCAACACCATGACAAACGCAACGGAGCGTAACATGAAAGAACCATCAACCAATGTTTGAATAAGATTACAATTCATAATCATGCGAAAAGTAGGTGTACCTTAAAAGGTATCTTAAGTGAGTAAAATATGCAGATAAATGGTAAGAAAATCAAGGTATACTTATCCGATACAGTTGATACTATCAAAGATAGGATAGCGATATCAATGAACACGTTACCTCAGTACCTCGTGTTTGACCCTGAACTAGAAAACACATCACAGACAGGTAACATAGTTGTCGTCAACGTCCTCGCATCTATCATTAATTCAAAAGATACTGTGTTTCCAGAAGACAAGATCAACTTTGACAAAATCAGCAGAGAGGATGCGGAGCGACTATTCATCGTTACTCATGACATTACAAATAGTAACAAGTCCGCCGAGGATATTAAAATGTTCCTGACTTATACCATTTCAGGACTCACTACGTTGAATGCCATAACAATATTGAACGACAGACAGACAATCATGAATAAGATGAAGGATAATCTAGACAGACTCAAAAAGAAGGTAGATGCAACTACTCTAGCGTTTGAGGAATTTGACAATATTCCTTCAATTAATACGGCAGAGTATGAGGTTTCTACCGTCCAGTTTAGTATTCGTCTTGCGATTCAAGGTTCAATCAATGTGCCTGAACTTTACAACTCACTCACAGTTACCAAAATGGCTCCGTACGCGGTGACAGGTTCCGCGGATACAAATGGACCTTTCTACAAGATCTTTCATGACTTTTCACCAAATCCCGACTGGCTTGAATTAGAAACCCCGAACGTAATATTGGTTAAAGTGAATGGAGAGACGACGGCAGATCTGAGGCAACTCAAGAACAAGTACAAAAAGTATGCAGACACTGCGTTCACAGTTGTCACCAACAGCAGCGGACAGTGCGAGGTAGTTGCCACTCTGAACATGAGCGTTGGTTATCGTAACGTATCACGTGACGTTTTCATAGACAGGGCTCTGCAGATCTTCCCAACATTAAATAGAACCATGATTACTCACATGAATGAGCTCTCCACGGGGGGTTTCATCACTTATCCAAATCAAACCATCCTCATACCTATCTGGGCAGAAATGTGCTTAAACAATCCATTCTTCAACAAGATTGTAGCGCTCAATGAGTCAATCAGGGCGTCCAAGACCAAGCTCAACGCCTACATGTACGTCATCAATACATCAGATATTCTGAGTGTTACGATGAAGGAGACGGAAAAACCCAACATGTACGGGATGGAGGATGAGGGTAGCAATTTCATTAGAGTCAGGGTCAAGGTAAAAACAATTGAAGAATCACTCAGGTATCAAAAGATTTTGGGAAGACTATTTAATCTTTACAACAACGAGAGGGACCTCATACTAGCCGAATACAGAAAGTATTTAGGATCCAAATTCCTCAGGGATGAACAAACCAAACTAATTAAAAGACCTAGAAAACTGGAAAAACTCGAACTGAGAGCCATCGCTCCAGATATCTTTCTACCCACTTATTCTAGAAAGTGTCTTAAACGCCCAACCATTATAAACAAGGAGCGAGCAAATCAATATAGACGAAACAGAAAGAAACAGGTTATCGAGTTCCCTGTGTATGGAGAGAGCATTAAGCGTTACTACATGTGTGATCACGATACGCACCCTTATCCGGGTCTGAGAGAAAACACTCTCGATAACAAAATCAAGTTTCCCTACATTCCATGCTGTTACACTAAAGATCAGAACAGGGTAGGTACCAAATTCAGACACTACTATCAACAGGAAACGCTGAATATAAAGAATAGTGCCGTGCAGGACATTTTCATTTCAGGCAAGACACTCCGACCTGGCCTGCCGGGCACGCTTCCTTCTAACATTAAAAAACTTTTCTCAATTATTGAACCTAATCCTCAGTTCCAGTTTATCAGAGTAGGATCCAATTTGACCAAGAGCTCATTCCTCGAATGTGTCATGTTAGCCCTAAACATCAAAAACATTCAATTCCTCCAAGTAGAGGACCGTATACCTGTAGTGCAGAAAATGAGGAAGGAGATAACCACTGAGATTAACGCAATGGCAGCAAAACAGGAGTTTTACGATGAACCCGTAGACGTTATAATGGATAAGATGAGCAATTCCAACCTCAATGCTCTAGAGTTTGGACATGTCCTTGAATTAGTATTCAATTGTAACATTTTTGTGTTATCTGCCAGCGACAAGGACCCCGATGGTACGATACACATTCCCCGACACGCTCAGGCCTACTACAAGATGAAGCCTACGCGCGCCACTGTATTCGTTTATCAGCATGACATCAATACGAACGACGTGGACTTTTCCCAAATCCAATGTGAGCTGATTACAAGGACCAAAACCCCTGACATGAAAATTCTCGACAACATGGACACGTCATTTCCTCACTATGATCACGTTGTTGAAAAGATGTGGGCAATTTTCAGGAATCTCAACAGATCATTTAGTCACAACTCTATGCTACCTTCAATCTCAATTCCCAGACTCAATGTCAAATCTCAGGTTATCGACGTTTACGGTAAATGTAGAGTAGTTAACATAGACTTTAATGGCAACATGATTACCATGGTTTCTGAACCTTTACCTCCATACAACGCGGGAAACGCAACCCAAGTGTATAGAACATCTTTAGAAATATTAAAAGAATTTGCAAAGGTTACTAATGTTTTGTTTGTTCAGCAACGTGTCAGCGCCGGACGTGTGCGTGAAGTAATGGCGACAATGAGCAAGGGGAATTTGAAGGTTACATTCCTATGCGATGATACGAACAAGCTTGAGGGGGTGCTTATGAACTATGACCGTGAGGATTACAGTGAACTCCTCAAATTAGAAACTACTGTAGTTTCTCAATTCAATCATAACAAAAAGATTGCCAAGATCATTTACCAGTACGGCCTCTACTTCATGTCGCGATTCATGCACGCAAAGGGGTATACGACCAAACCTTTGAATGAGCAACAACTACTTGACTTTATCAATCAGCATATACTCATCAAACCCAACCATGTATTTACGAGCAGGAACATCTCCTCCAAATACTCGCTTGATTCACAGTTTGTTGATCAACAGAGTAAGGTAATCACTACGTCAAAGGAAATGCTTGTGCGATTGATTTACAGCCTTAGGTTGTATCAAAACACTCATTTTGATGAACTGATTGCGTACAAGGATAGGTTGTATATTGGGGACTTTTACGACGAAATATCCGACTTTGACCACTCCCCTTCTCAATTCTTGTTGGACACTCCCAGTGCTGTGATTGGGTTGATAGAAAACTACAAAACAAACAACATAGTCATTAAGAACGTGAGGGTGAATTATTCACATCCGTATTTTATATACAACCCATCGATTGCTGATCAGATTTACCTTGCTCAGAACGTGCTGCCTGTGTATGGAGAGGGGGAAAATATGATTGTTGTGAAATCGGGACTACATGTGGCTAGTGAATTGGTTAAGTTTTGGGATAGGTATGGGTACAACGGGTACATGGGTGATGTAGAGGATGTGGGTGGAGATAAACCTGTAGATGTGTATTCGTATGTCAACGTTGACGAAGTAACAAATCTTACAAATCATTCAGATGCGCTACCTGGGATGGTGCTGGGTTATCTGGTTAACGGTGAAGCGTTATACACCGCGTTGATGCCATTGTGATTTCGGGAATTATATATTAGTTGTAATAAAATGAAAAGGTGGTTAATCATTCTTACAATTGTATTTACGTTAGTTGGTATTGTCATTGTCTACTTTGACTGGGATAGAACCATTCGTCTGAGTATGTCATCAATAAATGACCTCATAGACGTGTACAGCATGAAACCGAAGAGCGAGACCAGACGTGTGGTCGCCGTTATAGACTGTGATGATGGTGTGAATAATGGCAACGTGTGCAACAAGACGCTCAAATCTATCCTTGATCAGTCTATGCGCCTTCACGACATCGCGGTGCAGACAAACACTCCCAGAAAGATAGACCAAGGCCTCTTGAAGGTTGTATCGCTCCACAGACCAGGCACTGAACTAGTGCGTGAAATGGAACGTGATACAATCATTCTTAAATTAAAGAATGGGGTTGAATATCCATTTGATTATGTAGAAAACCAGCTCGAAATAAGAGAATAAATGTAGATGCAGCCTTTCCTATTCATTACTTCATGAAGTAATGAATCTACTCATTCTAGAAGGTTGGTGTAAACTTCCAGCCAAGTCTATTAAAAAGATTCTTACATATGTTATCATGGAACTTTTTCCTGTCGATTGTCTTTAAAACGGTAAAGTTTTCAATCTTGCATGGGTGTCCATGGCGTTTGAGCAATTGAAAGAGGAGATATTGGACATTCATAAAATTCTTCCTATCCAGTTCCTCTTCTTTATCCTTACCGTGTATATTGTCATAAAAAGATACAAGCTCTTTGAAATCATCAATAAGCCGGTCTTCGAGGTAGCCAATATCATCGACTCTGTTGCTTGTCAACGTAAAATATATTAGGTTTACATTTTCATAGTGTTTGGTATACCTCTTTTCTCTGAGAAACATCATTATTTGGTTACGTGTAATCTTTGAATACTTGATGTGTTTGGGTAGTGATGAGTCTACCGGATCGGTGACGAGTAACTTATAATCTTTGAACATTGAATCTAAATATTCATATATCTTCTCTGGAATTTTACAATTCTGTTTGCCTTGGTATTGTTTGATACAGTCTTGAAAGTGGAGAATTCTGTTGTAAATAAATTTACCTACTACGTTGACGCGGGTGTAGTCTTTGTGAGTGATACCCGTCTCGATTGCATACTGTTGGGTAGAGCAATTGAGGCAGGTCTTCCTATTAAACTCATCTATCTCAAATTTATTCTCATCTACGTTCTCACATGATGGACAGTAAGAGTTCAGGTTAATGTAGTCTACCTTCTCGGGATTGGGTGGTATATCAATATCCCATTCTTTTGTTTTAGCCATATGTCTTACGATATCAAGAAAAGCTATAATTAGCTCATTCTTCCTTCTTAGTATAGGTAGATTGTCTTCTTTCACGTGTGATATGGGTTTCTTGAGTATGTTGGTATATTCAATGATCAGCGCATGAGTGCGCATAAAGAAAAGCGCGCGAAACGTCTTTTTTTCGTTCACGACTGATTTTTTCAACGCCTGCAGTTCTTCATATACACCAAGGTCTAAATGATACGAGTCGTCGAGTAGTAAGCTATCCAGGAGTTGTATTTTCTCCTCGTTGATTATATCCTCCTTTTCTATTTTTTTTAGGACGGCTGAGTTGAGGGCCAAAATATTTATTGACATCTTTTCATAACCCCGTGTCGCTTTTTATCTCATTACAAAATCTATACTACGTCACTGGTTTCAGTCCTAGAACTATATTCAATCCAGTCATTGTATTCTGCTAATGTATATTATTTACTTATCATTCAAGGTTCTGAAGCAGGGCTTCTAACGTGGGACGTATTTGCTCATTTAGTTCATTATCTTCCCATGACTTGCGTTCTGTGAATTCGAAAGCTTTGACCTTGATACAATTGTCGGGTTGGGTCGAGTACACTTCGGGATGATCATCTATGATGTAAGTCCTATTCATGTCAAATCTTGCAAGTGCAAACTCATCCTTTAGAATATCGAGCGCCTTCTGAGAGCCACGGATGCGTTTTGATTTCTTACAATGGTATGAAAATAGAATGTAGTCGAGCTTACGCTCTGGGTGATCTTTCAGTATGAACTCGTGGATAATAAACAGAGCATATGATTTGGAGGCCGCTGTCCAAATACTAACATTAAAGTTTTCAAATAAGAAATCTAGGAATTCCTGGAGACCAGGTCGTTCGAAAACCTTGTAAATGTTTTCCATGTTTTCCCATCTGAATTGTTTCATTCGTGGTTTAAAAATGGGTTTTTCCTCTTCTTTGGATATTGAGCATATGAGTGTATTGTCCAAATCAAGGAGGATGTTGATATGTTTGGGCGCGTTGAATCCTTTGGGGTACGATGTTACTTCGTGCATCTTTTTCTAAGATGTAGATAAGATCCATAGACCATCAGAAGATTTTCAGATATCAATAAAAAGATGATAACAAGATTCCTTATAGCTTCTCTCCTTGTAATACTATTGATTAGCGGGTTATACAAGGTTTCATGTGAAAAGGAGAAAAAGAATAAATTAGAAATGCTTGGTGCAACTCGTGAAGAGTTAGGTAATAGCGAGCAGGCTGTGATTGAGTGTAAACTAGCCGTTAGGAAGATTGAAGATGAGATAGCATCTCTCAGGGATAAGATTGTTGAAAAAAAACTTATCGAGTTAAGAGAGTGTAAGGCTGTGTTTGATAGTAAGATTAATGCATACAAACTTACTCACACTGCTGCTACCGGCACTACCCCTTCGAATAGCCAAATTGAAGCAATGAAGAGACGATTAGGAATTACCATTTAATAACATTACATTTATAACCTTTCAGGTTATAAATAATACCTACTTGATCACTTGTATAAAATTATCTTGATAGTGACACCCTTCTTCATGCTACCCCAATTACCAGAACGACTCATTTCTACAAATGTAAATTGATCTTGTTCATTCAGAGCCAACACGTGTATTTCCTTCACGTTAACATTATTTTTGAGGGTGTTGACAATGTTATTCTTTACCTCATCAGATGTCATTATGTTAAAAGGTTTGACGATAGGACACGAGTTACCTTTGCATTCAACCTTCTTAGGTAGACAATTGTAGAACTCCATAGCCTTGCTAAGCTGGGTACTCATACCATGGTAGGGGATAATTAATACTTTCATTTTTCTCTTCTTAGCATACACATAACTCTCTAATTTTTTCTATTCATTCTTTACTTTCACGTCTATTCGTAGTAAATCACCTTTCTTTGTATGAACGATAAGAGCCTTTTCGAGTCCCAACATCTCAGGTCCCAGCTCCTCGTGTTCATACATGAGGAAAGGTCTGGCCTCATCTGTGTAACATTCGTTGTATCCCTCGTCCACGACGGTTTCAATCTCATCCTCGCGCTTCTTCACAATCAGTTTGACCTTCTCGCCCATAATGTAGTGAACCAACAGAAACTTGTCATTACCAAGGGGTGTTGCGGTCTGATGCCACCACTGCTTCAGTTTAGTGACCCTCTCTCTGTACACCGCCCTGATCAACGCTTTGATGAAAAATATAACACATATGATGGTTGCCTGCCAGCTCTGTGTGATTGCATTTAGGGCCATGAACGCATCAACATGATCTTTCAAAAGAGGCCAGTACACATCTTTCACGGCAAACAAATTAATCAACGTGAATAGGTAAAATAACACAGATATGAACATTTTTCTATATATGACGGTGTTAATAAGTCCGTTACATTAATTCAATTGGAGGTGCAGACGGTACCACAGGATACAATCTCTCATAGATTGGATAGGTTTGAGGCTGTTCAAACACAGACCGTTCCTTTATTTCAATTAGGGGCGGTCTTAATCCCCTAAGAGACCTTCTGACAGTGGCTGTTTGTACTATGTCGGGTCTGCGCAGTTGGTTCTCCATAGCTGCTCCCGACATACTATCCATGCGCCTATGTCTTTGAAAAAATGCTAACGTATCGACAGATGTTGGAACAGTTTGTGTTACATTTACTGTTCCAAACGACGTGTTTATAGTGGAACTGCTTGGAACGGTGACTCTCTTACTGTCTATTGGCAACCTGTCATGAATTAACGCGATGATCTCGGCATCACTCGTACGCTCATGGACCAAATCAGAGAATGTTGAGCCACCATAGAAGGTTTTAAACCAATTGATTTTCCCTCTCACAACTATCTCTTTCACGAGCTTCTTATTATCCAGGTTTTCGGCGAGTAGCTGTGTAAAGTCATAGTACTTGTAAATTAGGTCTACGATCCATTTGTATTTATCTATCGCTCTTTTATCGGTTGTGAGGAAAGTAAACATGTTTTTCATGTTAATGTTGTACTCGTGTAAATTCTTGAGGATACTTATGACTTCTTCCTCTGACGCGCACGTGAAAAGTGCTTCCTCATCGTTATTGAAGATGGGATGTTCGCACAAGGGACACTGAGGTTTGTACATACTCTTTATGCAACTAGCGTGGAAAACGTGCTTACAAAGAAGCTTGCGGCCAGGGCCCTTGCGATTGACCCCGTAGCGTAGATCAACGAGCTTAATCTTACTCAAACAAATAGCACAGGTTGGTTGTAACTTCATTTTTATAATAAATAAAAGTAAATTTATATCATTATTGAGCCGTCAGACCATGTTTGATAAATCTATACGAGTTAACTATTCAAATGGCTAATAGAAAATGAATTTGGAAAATATAATCATGTGTACCATATGTATAGCGTCCATCGCCGTATTGGGTTACTTCATGTACATGAAGGTTTCTGCTCAGAACCAGGAGATGAACAAACTGTCCAAACGATTCGAGGCAATTGAAATGTTGTTTGCAAGACCCCCTCCCCCAGACGACCTCCACGACATGTACGGAACCAAGTACCAACACTCATCTGATCATAAAACACCCATCCTTTCCCAAAAATCACCCTGTGAGTCTGCCATGTGTGACCTTGAACCGCTTCGAATAGATGTTAATGAAGATGAATTGGAAAATATAGTGAATGCCGAACTGAGTAAGGTAATAGAGAAAGAGGCTGCAACATCGCCAAAGAGGAAGCAGATATCAAAAAATAGCGACGAGTAAAACACTACTAAATCTCTAGAGAAAAACAAGTTAAATAATTATATATTTAAAGGAGTCTAAAGATCATTCCATTTGAGTAAAATATGCTGTTATATTCTAAATTGTATGATTTACTTACATGTCGGAATAAAATTGGAAGTAAGCCAGCACTCAGGTGCAAGGTAATGGAAATATACGGTCGCAACGACAAGCTGCGATACGTTTACTTTAATACCGAGAACAATATCCCATGTCTGCTTTACATACCCTCAAAACATGAAGTTAAAATGGATATAAAAAAGTTTCTAAACTTATCAAGATGGAGAGATAATGATGTCAATTTTGAAGCTGTGTTGGCAGCTGACCCAGATTTGTCTATCGTTAAAGAAGTACGAGCCACATCATCACCTCAAGGTTTCATACATCTCATTAAACAACTGGAACCATCCCTCAAATCAATCCCTTACAAAATAGGCATCATCTCTGAAGAGTATCTGCTAGTGTTACATGGAAGTGGAGATGTTGATGTTTTCTATACCAATGGGCCAAAGGAGACCAAATTACTAGTAGTTTTGGATATTGAGACACTACTATTTAATAATGTTATTCCAGAATTGGAACGAGTACACAAGAACGTTGTCAAACTTATTAACGATTCGATTAATAGTTACTGGGACTCACTTTTAGAACTCCTCAACAAGTGCCATCAGATGAAAATAATAAGTAAGGGTAAGCAGAAACTAAATGGTCTCAGTCTTATCGACCAAAGTATGAAGGTAAGCATGACGCACAAGGCTATCAAACTAGCGCTAGAATGCTGTTTTGAAGAGGAGATTAAAGAGTGATTTTAGGGTTAAAGACAACCATGGTATAAGTAACCATGTCGTTTTTGAATGCACCTTCGAATGTATTGACACCTCCCACAACACCTGACGAATGTTCTACATTTCCACAATTTCCATCCGATACACCTGGTAAAAGCGTCATAATAGATCTCACGTTGGTTACTTTTGACGCGTACCCGCAGATCGAGTTCAGAGGTCGTAAAACTGAAGAAGGGATTTTGGTCAAGGCGGCTGATCTTATGTCCGCGTTTGAACTGAGCGCGGATTACTTGAGGACAATAAAAAGGTATCTAGCTATATACTCATTAAAGGATCTTTACAGTCAGGACTTTAATAGCATCACAGGAGTCACTGATGATGGTGAGCAATTTTCAGAATACGCCCAGTCTCATGAGCTGTTTATAAAATACAAAGGTATAGAGATACTATCTTATAACGTACCCATCCTGAATACGTTTAAACAATGGTTGGATAGCGTGATGGAATTTGACCTATATTGTTATGAGCAAGTACCATATGATGAACTTAAATGGTAATCATGTTTTTTATAACCACTAGTGGTTATAAAATTATCTAAACTACTTGTCTTTCTTGATCTCGAGCTTTTGTTCATTGACTACATTACGAGTCTTGTTGAGAAGTTGTACGATGAAGTTCTCATCATCAATTCCTTTTGAATAGAGTAAATCACGTACACGTTGCTGATGGTCTTTGTTAGAGAGATTTATTTTCTTCTCATGATTTGCCAATGAGATGTACGTGTTTGAGTCGACTCTGATGCCCTGTTCGTTTCGCTCATTGAGGTAGGTTTGGATCTCTTTTACTAATTCCACTTCCTCCTTTCTTAGTCCGTTGATCACCGTTTGATATTCCTTGAGCTTGGTCTTGATCTGAATTAACGCGTTGATTGTCGTTTCTATCGTCATCTTTTGAATACTCTTTTGAATACTCTTGTAGAGACTTTAAGCCATAAGTTTCGATGAAGATCTGTCTTTCATCTTCTTCAAGCATATCGGGATTGAGACCGTCACGCAACATTAGCATCACTTGCGTAGACGCCTCCATTTTAACGGTGTGAGGATTAGGATCATTGGCCTTATCGTACATGCATTGGGCCATCTTCTGATAACGATACAGTTGATCTGGGTCCATGCGCTTGATCGTCTCTTCTATTGCAGAGTCGTTCCATATTGACTTGTCATTGATCTGGTCGATAATAATTTTACTCATTTTATTTATTAAAATACTACATAAATCATTCATCATGGGAATGTATGACAGAAATGTAACCCCGAAGGGTTAAATTTCAAAGAAAAGGGGTACATATATTTAGTTATCTGAATCACTATCGTTATTAATGACCTTCTTGTTAGAACATGTGACAGATGGTGAATCGGAATCGGAATCAGAATCGCACGCGATGGGTTTTTCACTGACCAACTTATTCTTCAAATGAGAGGATAAGCGGATGTCACGCTTAGGCTTTGACTCTATAACACTACTCAGGATTGCCTCTGAAAGCTTCAACTGAATGTATGGCTCCTTGGCTCCAATAAACACACTGTCGACCACAATCATTGCAATTACGCGACAGGTAATATTCTTATCGAGAAGCCTTACGACAGTGTCAGCTAGATCGAGGGGTTGATCATCGTTATCATAAAACTTAGTTTTCATGAAGTTATTACCCTCCACAACCTTAGCGTACATATAAACCGAGTCTATACCATTGTCCTGTTCTTTCCTTTTGACAATTTCCATACTCTCTACGTTAGAAGCCCACTTTTTGTCACGAGTCTTATTGAGTGCTGCGATCATTTCGCTTGTCATCAGTTCCTCCCTGACTTTACTCATAATATCTTCCAAAATCTTTATAGTTCCATCCTCAAGCTCAATATCGAGTAGTTGTTCATCCGACAGCTGCTCACCGTTAGCCTGCATTTCTCTCAACTTCCTGTCTCTCATGACAAACGACATTTTGGAGGGAGATGTTTCCTCGTAGCGCGAGATTCCATATGAGAATAGCTGAGTTGTCTGAATTTTAAGTTTGTCCAACTTTCCTTCGTATTTGTATTTAATGTTGGCCCAGACACCCTTTTGATTTGGGGTAGGTTTTTGGTTGGGTTTTTCGACTATAATATTTTTAACATCTAGTTTGTGAAATGAATCATCATTTTCAACAGAGATAATGTTTGAACTCATGATTGCTTTAATCTTTTCTATTAATCATTCTGTCTATAATTCAATTATTTTAAACCATTCAACAATCAAGTAGGTAAATTCCCTCAAAAAAGGGTTAGAGACCCAAATTGTGAGGAAAAATGGTTCTCAAAACGATTTCTATTAAGGAATTGAATATAAACTCAATCAGACCCAACTTGGAAAACCTTAATATGGGTGGCTCCAAAATAACCATCATAGGCAAGCCAGGTTCAGGCAAATCTGTTCTGATCAAACATCTGTTATACTCCAAGCAACACATTATCCCCACAGGGATCGTTATTTCCGGTTCCGAGGACAGCAACAGGTTCTACTCTAGTCTTTTCCCTGATCTATTCATCTTTGATAAATACAATAAAGAAGTGATTGAAAACTTCATCAAACGTCAGAAAATGGCCAGACAGCACCTAAGTAACCCGTGGGGTGTACTTGTGATGGATGACTGTATGGACGACGTCAAGATATTCAACGATCCACTCATGCAAGGGTTATTCAAGAACGGGAGGCATTGGAACATGTTAGCTATTTTCGCCAACCAGTATGTCTTTGATTTCAAACCCAGCATTAGAACAAACATAGATGGGATTTTCATTTTCAGGGACCCCAATCAAAGTAACCGTGAAAAGATTTACAAGAACTTTGCTAGCATCATCCCCTCGTACTCAATTTTCTGCCAACTAATGAACGAAATGACCACCGACTACACATGTATTTACATAAATAATCAGATCCAGAGTAATGAATGGACAGACGCTGTTTTCTACTTCAAAGCCGAGCAGGTACCCGACTTTAGTTTTGGATGCGACGACTACCTACATTTTGCAGAAAAACGTCAAGCATAAGTGCATAAAAAAAGTTGTAACCCCGGAGGGTTACAACTATCTAAAAAGTAAAAGGCGTGTAAGGCACGTGATTAGCTCATTGGTTAGACTTCGTCTTCATCTTCTTCCTCTACGCACGTCTTATCAAGCCAGTACTTGTCTTTCACAAGTGCACCCCAATGTTTGATAAAGTGTGTCCTGAAAGTAGTCCCGTTGAAGGGGGTGCGGTTGGGATACTCTTCCTTTAACCATTCCTTGAAACAACTGTACAGAGTAGCAGGGAAGAGCCTGGAATCCTTCTTTGAAAAGACGCATTGCTGCTCGAACTGCTTGTAAATGTCGTTCTCCTGTCTGTACATATCAGTAGCCACTTTGACCTTCTGTGGCTCGACGGGGTCCAACGATTTGATTGCGCGCCACCTCTGAATGAGATACCAGGCCAATGGTTGCGTCATATCGGGAATCTTATCATTAAAGTTCTTATCCATAGGGAACACCTTCGCCTTCATTTGTTCCTCAAAGTCATTAGGACACTCATCTTGTGGTAAAAAAGTGCTTTCGAATGGGATGACCCGGACCCTGTTCCAGGTAGCCCTATCAGCGTCTCTGATGGCCGGGAGTGTGTTGCAGATCATGTGTAGTTTAAACATGGGTTTAATCTCCTTCGTATCCTTACCCTTCTGGAACAAGTCGCGTGCCCAGTATGAATCGTTACCAGTCAAACCCTTGAGTGTACCGGCGTTGATTATCTCATCCGTATTTGGCTCATCCATAACCGCCCATCTCACACCGTCACCGGTGCGAGCCATCTCAGGACTGGCTGCCCCAATGTTGCTTTTCTTACCTGTGATGAGAGAGGTGCTGAATTTGACCGCCAGTTTACCCAGCATCTTTTCAAACAACGTTTGTGTAACTGTCTTACCATTGTCACCCTCGCCAGTCCAGAAGAGGATAACCTTGTTAAAATTACCACCCACAAAAACACGACACGCTTGGTTTAGAAAGTAGTCGCGGATTTCTGGGTCTGGGAAGACCTTTTGAAAAAATTTATCTACTTCTATCACATCGGGATGATCGATTGATCCGTAATCTTTGTATTCGATTGACATCGCGACAGATATGTAATCCTCAGGGGTACCGTCCCTGAAAATGTCGTTCTCAAAGTCAAATACTCCGTTCTGGAAAGCCACAAGATATGGATTTTTATTAAGCATGTTGTAAAATTGACTGTTGTAGAAAACTTCCTGTGACTCTACCATGACGTGGTTTTTGAAAGGAGCGGTCTTGCATTGTCTGATGAGAGAGTTCATCTTTTTAATTTGTGCTTCCAACGCCTTCCTCTCTGCGTTATTTTCTTCCAACTCTTCGATTGATTTATAAATTTCATTTTTATTTTTAGTGAGTTGCTTAATGATGATGCCGCTATCATCTGATATGCGCTTACGGAGGTCGATACCCCCAGCACTAGGCTTCCAAATATGATCTTCAAAATGATACCATTCCTTATGCGCGCTGCACACGAATTCATTACCATACTCACTGAACAGAATTTTGGCTATGTCGCTGTGGCATCCGTTTACAGAATTAGCGATGAGGTGATGGGTCTTGTTGTTAATCATCTTTTCATACTCTTCAGGATTGTCATGTTTGGCATAGTGCTTAAGCGTGCCAATAGTGTAGTTGTTGGGACGCATTTTTGACCAAAGCGACAGGCATTCACTCTCGTTGAATTTATCACTCTGATCTGAGAACTCTAGCCATAATGAGAAGCCATCGTCATCACCACCGCTAATCTGCCAAAGACAATATCCAAAGTTTAGCCAAGTGTGTCGGTCATCAGCGCGGGAAGATTTAATCATACTGAGAAGTGTCTGCGCCTCGTGGAGCATTTTCTCTACAGAGTCGTTAGCGTATTGCTTCCTTCTACTCTTCACCATCTCAAATATTTTTATGAGAGGGGTAGTGATGCTGGGTTTGGGATTGTAAAAGTACGTGTCTGCCCGGTCGTACAGGAAAATGGATAGGATACGAGGCAACATATTCTTCACATTATTTCTACAGTCCACGTCTTCTATCGTTTCACCTGGATACTTGTTGCAGACGTAATCAGACAAACCTTCCTCGAGCGTGACCTCCTTTACATCTTTGAGGAAACATTTGGTAGCTTTGTAGGGAGTAGATGTGCTGTGTTTCTTTGATCCATGGATGAGCCAGTGGACGTTTAATACGTTAGAATCTATAAAGTCTTTGGCTCCAATGTTCTCAAACAGACCGTTAATTTTTTCCTTCACTTTGGGAATAATGTACACCTCCTGCACCTTTTTGTCGAGGAACAGTTTAGGAAAGTGAAGATGAAAACCGTTTTTTATGTACTTTTCACCAGCAATTTCTGTTTCATATGGTTTCTTTTCAAGTAAAATACATGTGAAGGATGCGTTTTGTTTGTCCACGTCTACATTTGAAAAGTCTACAACCTCATTAATGGCTTGTTGGTACGCGTTCACTACTTCCTTGACCTGTTTGTCAGTGTAGAGGTGTGGGCGTAGCTCATCTTCTTTTAATAAAATAGACTTTTTTACTCTGAGATCGATATCAACAAGGATGGGTGTCTCTTTCCCTGGGTTTTCGGCAAGGTACACTGGATTATTTTGAGAAAGGGTGTTGCTATAGATGCGCCAAAATTCCTTCATTTTTGAACCAAAGGAGTATACACCCATAGGGGTACCCATTGACACGTGTGTATGAGTGGGATCATTGGGTGCCTTCATCTCCCTCAGGAATTCGTTGAGGGAAACGTTTGTTGTTATTTTGTTCTTACTATCAAACATCCTTTTAATATATTAGATTGTTAGTCGATAAATCTATTCAATTTTTTTAGGAATATGGTTTCATTACATGTTAATGTAATGAACATAAAATAGCCTAGCTTGTTTCACATCTTGTCTTCTATTTCGAGGATGGCCTTGACCTTCTCTATCAGATCGACATGATCATCCGAGGAGATACCATTACTCTTGTGCGTCTTGACACCCATATCTCTGAGTTCACTGACCAAATTTATACCTCTGTTTTCAATGGGTTTTTTAAACACTTCTTCGTTAATAAGATTACCGTATGATTTAATCCTATTCAAATGCTTCGCGTAGTTCTTACGGAGACATCTTATAACGACGTACCCAGCATTCCTGAGATGAACAGGTATTAGCGGCGACGTTGCATCGTTGCACGATGGTAATCTGACGAGGTTAATCACTTCCTCACAATCAGACTGAGACACCACGACCCTCTTAGCAATCTCTTCCACTCGCTTACCTACTATTTCATCGACGAGGAATGTGAGATTATCTGTTTTCTGAGAGAGAACCCCGACCTGCTTAGCTGTTTTGTTAATTGTCATCTGGAGTGAATTGTCATCAATGGATTTGGTGAGCATGAGCATGTGTGCCACTCGGGCTAGCCTCACGAAGAAATCCCTGAAGAGCTTATTGCAAATAAGGCAGAGATCCTTCAGGCAGTAACCCTTTACCATATACATATTCTCATGATTGTCTTCTGTTGAAAACCTGTAGTCAGTTTCCCTGTGAAACATGGTAAGAACCTGTTGATACAATCGATTAAGAGTGAGATTGTTATCCTTAATGAGCCAAGCTTCAATGAACGGCTCATCAAGGAGGATCCATAATTCGTCAAAACCTGGATGCCAAAATAATTTTAGAAATAGAATGTCATGATCCTTGAACCTGAAGACCTCTTGCATGTACTGGTCATTGAGATAACTGAGTTTACAAGGATTGTTAAGCAATTGACTTACGGTGAGATACATTTTATAATTATACACTGACTGTCTTTAGATTTCAGTTTCATGTTGAGAAAATGTTACCCCGTGGGGTAAAATTTTCAAAGCCCGATGGTTTGGGCAGTGGTCGAATTAGTTGTTTACTTTCTTCTCATGCAGCGATCTCTCGCTTTGCATTTTTATCAATCTTTTCATATTCTCCAATGAGCTGGTTGAGATCTGATGGCTTCTGTATCGCGAGGATGTCTGAAATCCTGTTTTTATCTGTTATTATTCTATTGCCATGTCTCACAGACTCATTGTAACGATTGTGAATCTCTTTCAACATCCTATCCTGTTTTGAAGTGATTGTACTGTCCGAGGGCTCAGTCTTATCGATATACCTTTTCTTGTACTTGTTGAAAAGATCCACTACAACCGTCGTCCAGATATAGTTGAGCAGGGGCTGAGGGTTGAAGTTATACAGGTGGCAAAAGTCTTCAAGCATATTACCAATCTGAGCAGTAGTCTGCTGATTGGTCCTATTTCTCAGATTGATGACGGTGTTCTGGCAGTTGAGCTCAAGGAACCTAAATCTGATGCTTGACACGTTTCCTCTCACGTTGAATAAATATTTGTACCTATCATTGAGGAATTTAAAGTGCTTATTTTCTTGAATGGCGATGAATCCCTGAATGTGATTAATATCTACCGAGTCAAGTGCGGAAAACATTTCCTGCACGTCTTTAAAGACGTGCTCTCGAGGTCTCGGAACTTTAAACCCATCCATGATCACATCCTCATTAAATGACAATTTGTTGTCTTTGTCAAACACTCCAATATTTAAGAAGCGGGGTGATCCTGTGAGACAAACGATGCGCTCCTCTTTACATGGCTCCAACAGGAACATGTACTTCTTGGATTTGTCCAGATTTTTATCATAAATCGCGTTGAGGTATTCCTTGGCATTCTTCTTTCTCTCCTCTAAGGATTCATCTTCATCTTCGAAATATTCATCGTCAGTGACACTCCTGATGTTTTCTCTGACCGTGTCGGCAAAATGGAGACCAAATGTGGTCGTTTTTGCCGCCCACTTACTATTGAAAGCATCCAGACGTCGGTTTGTGGAGGTGTACCACTTTCCTTCAATGTTGAACACTCGAAGCAAGGTACCTTCATGCGCCTCAGAAAACCTACACTTTTCAAACTCAAATCCAAAACCTTCATATTTGGATTTGGTGAGTTCAATCGAGTAGGGGTAGCTTTCAAGGAAAAGCGTGTCGCCATGAAAGACGTAGCTTTTCGCATTGGTGCTATGAGGGATGCAATTCTGGTTCCTATACTCAGAACAGTACAACTCTACTGAAGGGTTTTCCTTGTCAACATCTGGAATTTTCCTTAGATATTTAACATTTTCCTTTGTAATTTGATTGTTCATCATAATAACTTTATTAGACATAGTCATTTTGTCTATCACTTTATGCTCATAAATATGTTTCTTGGATATTCAACTCTTCTTTAACTGTTTGACCCACCCTTCGTGGTTATAATAAATGTTCACATATAACGTCATAATATTTTACAACAGAAGCGATCAATTTCAACTTTTCACGGTTTGTTTGTCCAGAAAGTGGTGTATCTTCTCCATTGATTAAATCATCTAAAGGGTAAGTAGCCGTGTCAGCCTTGATCAAAGTCTTAAAATACGTTAGTAGGCTATGAAAGAAGGCAATTTCCGTTGAAAAGAGTTCAGGGTTGTTCTTACTCCAGACGCGGAGATGTGAAGGTATATACAGTTCACATTTGTTACAGAATGCATGGGATGTTTTGAGGATAGTAGATTGCTTAGGTTTATACGTCTCAATGTAAGGCGTCAATGGTTCGAAGAAATCATCAAGGTTATCAGTCGTTAGTTTACACTTGAGACTTTTGATAACCTCGATGAGGTTGTCCACTGAGGTAACATATGTTGCCAGGAACGTAATGTACTCATTTAACGAGTACTCGTCCCTGAGATCACATTTGTCAGATGCCAAACGTATTAAGTACATAGTTTTGCTTTATTACATGTTTTTGCAAGTAAAATTCAACTTATTTTTTTCTCTTATAGGATCACATGTGGCCTAAAGGCAATATTCTTTCATAAAATGGTAACCATTTCATCATCTACAAAGTCAAATGACAAGCCCAGAAACAGGGTCATAATGATTGGCTTCTGCAGTGAACTTATCAAATCAATCCTTGACGATAAGAGCATCGCTAAACTAGTCATTTTTGATTATTACGATAAAAGTAGAGAAGAGTTTGAAAAGATATACCCATTGTACAAGGACCGAATCACTCTATATGAAGGTGAGATTAGAGCGAACCTTGGTGCATATTTAAAGTTACGTGAACAGGAAGGAATAACCAAAGATATGCACAGACTGGAGGTGGGCAACTTAGAGATGTTTAAAAGCTTGGAAAGATTTTGTATTAATTAGACGTCATTTATAACCCAGTATGGGTTATAAATTTTAAACATGTGCTGAAGATTTCTGAGAGGCATTAATAAACGTCAAGAATCTAAAGGCAAAACATATGGATATAAAATGAACAGAAAACACTGCGTGTTGTTATACTCGAAATACTCCCAGGCATCGATAGACTTACTATCTTACATTGAGGGGTTATCTTTCGATTTCCCAAAGGTGATTGGTATGACCATGACTTGCATTGACTATGTTAATTTCAAGGATGTGCTTGATAAGAATGATATTAAAAACGTGCCCACTCTGTTGGTCGAGTACTACGCAGGTTCAACAATCAACCAGACCAAACAAAAGTTTGAAAGTGAATACATCTACATGTGGATCGATCAGGTTATCAACGAGTTGAAGCTTGAACACAACCAGGTTCCAGAACAGCCTGTAGTAAAAGGTGTAGGAAAAGGTGTAGGTAGGACCATGTTAGTTAGATCGGCTACTGAATTACCAGACGAAGAGCTGGAACCACCTAGCGACACTCCTCCGATTCAAAAGAAAGAAAGAATTGACGTTACGTCCCTAGCACAACAGATGGCAAAGGAACGTGATTTGCAAATATCAGAGACTGATAAGAAGCGTGCACTTTAAATTTACATGATTTATCATAGAATAAGAAAATGGCCGATCAAATTAAAAATCTACCAACGTCTCAGGAACAACCGTCAGACGTTGACATGAACGTGATGCGGGAGATTTTCGGGGATGGAGTTAACGTAGCAAAATCACTTCAACTGAAAAAGATTATCATACCCGCCATCATGTTCGTGGTGCTCAGTCTCCCCATGATAGATAACTTTCTCAAAACCATAGTCCCCGACTCTGACGCGGTTCTCATATTTGTAAAGACTCTTATTTTCCTTGTGATGCTCGCGTTGTTCCAACTCATTAGTATGTAATCACATATAAGAATAATATAATCGTATATAAAATGTATTTAACATCAAGGGATTTCACCGTTAACGATGGTCAATTGGTTAAAATTAACGACCAAGGATACTCATTCGTATTCATCTATACTAACTCATGTAAATGGTGTCATGATCTCATGCCAGCTTTTAAACGTCTCTCTACCATTGTAAGAGGGGTTAATTTTCAGTACATGGACATGGCAAATGATAACTATATTCTGATGGACATGTCTGCCATGACCAATACGCCTATCGAATACGTGCCATTTCTGATCCTATTCCTAAACGGAAAACAGATTGCCCACTTTTCTCCGGATGATAATAACCCTAACATCATAGAACAAATGGAAAGTTTCATAGTCTCAAATACTCGCAGACAACCTAATGGAAATTCTTCTTTTGAACTGGAAAATGATATACCCCCCTATTCTCTCGGCATCCCATACAATCGCGGAACAAGGAAGGTTTGTAAACTATTCAACGACGCGTACGGAAATTGAAAACCGAACACTATCAAGTTGATCTAAAGGATTAGTAATGAAAATAAGACACATGATGAATACCAATGTAAGTATGCTGAACGAATACTCTCAGAGTAAGCAGATGCTACCATCTGATAAAATTGATAGCGATGCTAAAATTGATAGCGATGCTAAAATTGATAGCGATGCTAAAATTGATAGCGATGCTAAAATTGATAGCGATGCTAAAATTGATAGCGATGCTAAAATTGATAGCGATGATAGCGCCACGTTTCTTCAATTTACATCGGAGGAGGATATTGATAAGTTTATTAAATTCTTATCTGCTTTCACCGCAGATACCCCCCGACAACCTAGCGGAGAGCCTTCTTATCCTCTCGGCATCCCATACAATCAGGGAACAGGAAAGGTTAAACTATTCAACGACGCGTACGAAAATTGATAGCTTCTTGTAACTAATACTGAACCATGAACATATCAGAACCATTTACTAATTCTGGTGCTTCCAGTGCACTCTTACTCGACTTCCAACCTATCGCCTTTTTCGTAGCCTCCCATATACATTTCCTCTTTGACCCGATAAAGATTTTTCCCAATTCCTCAATCAAATCTTTCCTTTGATACACCAACACGTTATCTACCATCTTACATTCGAGGTTGTTGAGAATGTCTTGTAACATTCCCTTTACTGAATCCTCAGATAGCACAATGTCCTCTTCGTCATTACCGTAATGGATTGTAATCATGCTGATGTCTATAGGAGGTGGAGGTTCGTCTTCCCCTTCTTCTTGACTCTGAGGTAACCTAGCAGTGACAAATCCATATACATAATCCAAAGACTTGTCGTAGTTTTCGCAAATCACAGTTATGATATTACAAAGGTCTTCAAATTTGATGCCTATGTACATTTCTCCTTTCTCGTTATGTTTAAAATCACATAAAAGTCTTTGTATGTGATAGTCGAGATCCTTAGATGCGTAGACTTTCTTAATGTATGCATAGTAATACTGATCTTCTTTAGGACGACCTGTTTGGTATCCATCAATCCTTCTGACAAGCCTCTCTGTGGATCCGATTTTGAAAATACGTTCCCTAGAGTAAATGTTTGTGGTGGCTATATAGATCCACTCCTCCTTCTTTTCCTTGACGCTACCGTGTTTAATGAGTTTGCTAATATTTAGAGACTTACGTTCGGCTCTTTTACGCAAGTCTTCTTCAGCAGCGAGAGCAACTGCTTGGGCTTGTATTTTTTGATCTTTAATTTCGATAATCTGTGATTGGTTCCGTTGTTCTAATTTGAGCTTTTCCAGCTGCTTTTCTATACCCTCCATCCTAACAACTCCTTGTCGCCTGAGTGTTGGTAATACGTAATCGCATACAAGGGTCTGGAACGCGTCTGATAGTTGAGTCTTGCTCTTGTTTATGAGACGATAAAAACCAGATTCGTTAATATACACACTTTTACCTTCATGATATGTGAGATTTTTGAGGTTGTTTAGACCTAGAAAGTTGGGGGGAGCTACACCGTCCAACTCAGAAACCCAATCGGAACTCAATAAACTGAGATTTCTCTTTTGATGAGGGAGGACGTTTCTCTGGAGAGCGTCTTTTTTATCTTTATATTTAAGTATAGCACATGCATCTTTTCCACAAAACCAAGGTTTATCAGAGGTACCAACCACGCGGACATGTCCCTGTACACCTTTTACATCAAATGTGATATAATCGGTACACTTTGTGAGATCCATTAACGCGGTTATTCCTTCATATTCCATTTTCTTTGTGTTTTTCTCTTACATGCGTCTTTGTTGAATCAATTCAAATCGTTTTCAACCTTTTTCCGTCTATTACTTCGCGAAGTAATAGAATTAATTATTGATTCTGAAATATATTGCCGAGATTGATATCGTTCAGGTACATGTAGTTTGTGCGTGCAACCAGTCCGCTCCTCGGGAATTGAATAACGCTGGACTGCCCGTCAAACATGAGAGTGTTGACGGGAATCTGTTCAATAGGAGCACCTCCGAAGTAAATGGGTACGTTTTTAAATTGGTCATTGATAATAAATTCGACCCGAAGCCAAGACTGCTTCTTCACATTGTCTTCCAGGTCAGGGACCATGATGAGCGATTGATCCTTGTTATTGTTTGTATTGATTATGAGCTTACCGTCCTGAATGTAAACTATCTGGAAATTATTTGCTCCCGAACCCTTCATGAAAAGTACAACTCCATTCCTGGCGCCACTCTTCGGAAAGTTAATAGCGACTGATAGATTATCCTTCTGTCCCTTGGTGAACAGGGGGCTCGGTATCTGAATTTTCGTGGAACCATAAAAGTAGGCTACGTTGGCTGAGAAAGTCTTATACCATGCTACAGCCAACAAGGTGATTATAAAGAGAATAATTGTTATTTTAAACCACATTTTTTAATTCACTAACATTTGTTTGTTTACATGGGTTTATGTAAGCATTCCTACTTAGTTTTTCCTCTTCTTGAAAGATGCTCGTTGTTGGGAACATTTTGATTTTACCCTTCTCACTGTAGACTATTCGGTCAAAGCATTGCTTGTACTGATCCTCAGTCATGTATCCACCATAGACTGCCATGAGACACTTGTCAGGAGCCGGGTCAACGGATACGGGCGAAATAGTCCCTCTCATGTCACATATCATATGAGCCAGAAGCACGTGGCTGTTATTATACAAAACATCTGCGCGCGTCTTCTCATTAATGTAAGCCTTGATGCAGTTGAATGAACAAAATACCCCACTCGTAGAGTAGGTTTTAGTACCAGAGGAATGCGATACGCCAATTGGACAACCTATGGGTTCAGATTTGATGAAATTTGTACAAAACCAGCATTTGTAAAGATTACCACTCACTAAATTTATAGAAGATGTAACATACTGGACCATTTTTTTAGTCTCGACATCCAAAACCTTGCCTTTAGTGAGGGTGGGTAAGGATGTTACTTTACGTCTATTCATGGATTATTTTATATATATATTCATATGCCTAAATTCATATCCTTACTCTTTATCCGACAAAATATTCTATCTCTATAAAAATATGAATAAAGTAGTGTTGACAACTGCACTGATTGCACTTCTAGTAGTTGCGGTCTACATGACTTACACTTGTAGTGATGTAACAAAAGAAGGGTTTTGGATGCTTCCAAGTAGACAGGTTAAGGTTGAAAAGATGTTCAAAGACTCCAATGATGATTTCTTCCAGGTTGCTAACTTCCAAGGTATTCTTAGCCCCCGCTTCTCAAACGTTGATTACGGTGCCAACCTGAGAACCAAGTTCCCTAACTACAACACGATGGGTGTTCCTCAGGATCCTCTCCAACAAAAGGCCAACCCCCCAGACCCACTTGATTACGCGATCGCTGAAGGTATTCCAGCGAGCCCTCGGTCTACTCCACTCGTAGAAGGATACAAGGGTGCGAATCCTCAATACGGCTGGCAAGAGAGCAAGAGCCTAGGATCTGGAGGAATTCCTTTGGACCCTCACAACCCTTATTCGGCCGACTACACGACCGGGGATTACAACCAGGTCGTCAACATGGCCGTAGGGGCCGGTGCGGTTAATGGATGGCCAACAGACACTATTGCTGAATTAGACCAGGCCTCCTTCATGACCCAAGATGGTGAGATGGTACAACCTATTGTGTACGACAGATTTATATATGCCAACAGGAATTCTAGGCTACGTGGTCAGGGTGATCCTATCAGAGGTGATCTGCCGATTACGCCAATGACAGGAAACTGGATGATCCCTAGGGATAGTTTTAATCCCAATCAGGTGTTGCAACAAGGAGCGATAAATGTTATGGCTGGTGTAAATAATGAAACCAGCAACTCTCTTGCCAACCTCATTTACAATACATCTGGTGGTACTGAAACTACTATAGGTGGTGTAGACATGACCCAGATGAACATGAGTCATCAAGTCTACGGAGCTGCATCTGCAGCTCAAGGGGATATTCAGGTTACATCTTTCCCATAAGTTGAAAGAAAAATTTGAAATGGTAAAAATAAGTAATATGTTGATCAATTAATACCAGCAATATGAGTAAAGTGGTGATCTTGTGGATTAACTTTAGTTCTTCGACATCATATCCTAACGGGCCTGTAGATTCAGGTATGTCTCTCTACTGCGCAGACGTAGTCAACGCTGAGATCAACAAGTCTTATCCCTTGTGTGATTGCAAACAACTTTGCAATCGAGTGATTCAAGTTGACAACTGTCGCTGCGTAGAAGTGGATATTGAAGATATCAGAACCCTTGATGGAAAAAGTGCCGTAGATCTACTCCGGATTGACCTCTTTTATGAAATACTAGGTAGTGTCATTAAGAACCAAAATAAAACTTTCAATTTTGGCAATGGAAACAACTTGGCTATGTTAATTGATGACAATGATTATCAATTTAACAACAGTCGCATTGTTTACGAATTTGCACGCATATTGAAACAGTATTATGAATTCAACGTGTCAGAGATTTCTGATGTTAACGACATTGACACCATTCCGTTGATGAACATTGACAACAAACATTTTGCCAAGTTCATCAACTGGATGAATAATAAGATATAATCCGTGTTTCATTTCATTTCATCTTTCATTTCATCTCTATCTCCTAGGAGATAGAGATTCTAACATTCTATTGACAAATTGAGCCCATGTATTTTTGAGAGCATCCAGAACCTCCAGTACCATATGCGCGTCCTATAGTGAAGTAATTTCCTCCTGAACCACCCTCTTGTGACCCATGAGTGAGTGTATCGTAACCAGGAGCAGAGTATGCAGGGACTACGTAGTACCCAGACACAGACGTGTAAGGAACTGGTGGGCGGACACCTTGAAATCCTTGATTGTATGTTCCCAATTGAGCATAGTATCCACCTCCAGTATTAGGGCCAGCAACGTTTCTGTAGTTATAACCACTACCAATATTATTAATGTGTAGACCAGACATTTTTTAGTCACTTAGAAAATAATTTAGGTTTCTGAGTATACATCTTACAATGTATGGATTTGATTCCCCGAAGGGAATCAAATCATAAAATTGGGTTTACGTGTCTAGGTTTTCAGGGACGTTGTACTTGATATTGTTCTTTTTAGCCAATAAGCACCCCTCCTTGGTGAGCGCGCGCATAGGAACGGTGTCTTCAACATCAACGTTAATCACATCGTCTGATGACACCCATCCGATAACAATATTATCGTCATCCAAGACAAGGTACCCATTAAGGCTATGGAAAAAGATCATCGGAAACCCATGCCGATTCTCAATTGTATATTTTTCTTTAGTTGCCGGCTCACATAGTTTATTCCCAATGTTTTTTTTGGGTTTCTTGATCTGAATAGAAATATCTTCTTCCTCATCTTTATGATTAATAACAACGTCGTCATCCCCGTCAGATGTCTCATACTGTTTTTCATAAGCAATGAGAGCCTCGATTTGAGTCGCTTTGACGCCGACCGGTCGGATGCCGCGTTCTTTGAGGTATGGCTTTAGTTCAACCAATTTACACTTGTTCATTTGATCAAATGTTATTGGCGTTTGTTGTTCTCTGGGTATTGCTTGGACCCCAGACGACTTGCGGGCGTTATCCTTGGTTGCAGCTGATTTGGTTACTTTTTTTGTTGAGATGATACATGTATCATTATCCACTGACGTCGACGGGTGATTAAAGTACTGTTCAAACAGATTGCTCAGAACAGTGGCTTTAATACCATTATTTTTTTCACAAAACTCAAAGAACCCTTGGAGAAGGGAACCGATACCGTTAACGATAACGTTTGCGTTCATTGTCATTTTGATATATTATTACTTAGTTAACTTATTTTATCATTGCTGAATTTCAACTTGAAAACAAATCAAATATTCATTGCATTAATTAATGTGACCACTTGTACACGCGGTCCCAACGCAAGTCATTTTTGTTACTAGTTTGCCTGTTAGCCAGAATGCTTAATACAAATTTGTTCTGATCCACACCATCAGCTAATTGGAACAGCTTGGATATCTTTACCAACCTACTCTTCGCAATTTCAAAATCTTTATTCAAATCATTCCTTCTACCCCTATAATCGTTCTCCATGAAATAGACAGCCACCTCGTCTTTAATAAGCTGACTTTCAGTTTTACTTTGCATGGGTATGTACATGCCCAATATAACAGGGAAAACGATAGCAATCTGATCATCGTTGAGACCTGCTTTGTATAATGTCTCAGCATCGTCATTCCCCATTGATGCTTTGACACCATGGACGTTATAAATAGCTTCCAGCTTGGAGGTTGATGGTTTCATGAGAAGCATCATCGTGTTCTTCAAATCCTGCGCCATACTCATCATCCATGAATTGGTCCACACGTTGGCCGCGATAGACCCGTATGAAGATATGAACGGGTCATTCAACGACGGTCTATTCATATTCCTCATGTACATGAGAAGCTGACCCGTGTTGTTATCCCCCTTACCATCTCTGCCAACTCCCAACACTGGGTCAGATTTATCATTCCATACGAGTTGTAATTCACAGGTCGCTATCAACAAGTGAACAAGAGTAGAATAATTTGGATATATAAACTTCATGTATGTAGCAGCCTCATTGTTAACCTTCAGGTTATGTTCGATCCAATCTCTCTTTATGTTGTTGTACATGCCGACAATGTCTTTTAGAGCCACCGTGTTAATATCAAACATCTCAAGACCCGATAGTTCCCCAATATTTATCAGATTAGCTATCATCTTGGCATAAGCGTAGTGAACCACAGACACATATCTCCTACTATCAATCACCACATCCTCAATATAATTAGGGAGGAACGGGTCATCCGGTGAAAGATAAATCTTTTCAACTTCAGTAACGGTGGATGTATGAAGCCGATCCATATCCCTAAGTAATGGACCAATAATGTCTGTTTCATCATCATTGATTTTATTCTCATACCCCAACAGTTTCTTACTAATATCACATGCATCACGGCCCATTTTGCGGATAGTCTTGTCGGGGGTGAACTGCAATCGTTCCATAATATGATCATAGTTATCCCCAGTCTGTCTTCCTTTCATGTACATATCGTAGAGTTGATCCTTGTATACTTGAAGACGAGTCTCCTTTTCAATCTGCTGACGTTTAGCCTCTGCGTATTCATGTTGGTCAAGATTAGGATACTCATTCTCAAGAATGTAATCTAGAAAGACGTCCAACAGGTGATCCTTGAACCGACTAACTTCCTCATTCCATAACTGACCACGCATCCTGTATTTGAGAACAGGTACAATTTGGTTTATATCCAAGAAGATTTCGTCGTCCAAAGCAATGTTTCTGTATCCGTAACGCTTGGCATATTTCTTAAGAGCAACAAAGTCCAACGTGTCTGGAAGAGAAGGGTTCTTGGCTAGTTCATCCTCAACACCGCTGATAACTTGAAGAACTTCTGTCCTACATACATCTTTTCCTTGTTTTGGGTCATAAATGAGTTGTTTGTTTTCGGCACGCATGTTGTTGAGTAACATGAGAATGTCTTTGTTGTCGTAGACGAGTTGTTTGCCTCTTGTTTGGTAAAGCCTCTTCCTCAACTCGTCGTGCTGTTTGAATCGTTCACTCAGACCTTTTAGTATCGCCTCGTTGTAAATCTCCAAATCCTCTTGTTCACGGAGACGTATCATGTTTTCGAATGGACAGTGAAGCGTCTCACTCATCCGATGTCTATACTTTTCATCTTTGAACATGTTCACATACACGTATTGAGTCACCGTCTTCCAATTGCCGTGTTTGAAAGCGTAATTGTGGTTGGGTACGACACGTGATCCTACTGTAAAGTCGACCACAGCTTTACTACTCAGGAGCCCAAAGGGTTGTGCCATTGGACTCGATAGAATCAATGTTTGTTCCATTATTTTGTTTGTCCAAGAATATTGTTAACTCTATAAAAACTAACCTACGCTCATTCCCTGTGATTACTTTTGTTTTGTAAGTAAAATGACGTTTAATCAAAGGGATAAATTGGTTAGGGAGAAGATCCTGAAAAACAGTGATATACCCTATCGTTACTCTCAGACCAACATCATCACACAAGAGGGAAGATCATACTTTCCATACCCCGACTGGTGGCGAGGCGAATACAAGTCAGACTTACCCATAGTTGTAGAACGTGAGGCTGGATTTAGGCCACGTCTTGAACGATCTTATTGGAAGGGGGATACCGGGCACGCGTACCCTCAGCATTGCTTCAGATCTGGTATCAAAACGAGGTACCCGTGTTATCCTGAGTGCACCAACGATCCAACACTCCAACGATCAAGTAAGATATATCTCTATCGTTAGAATCATGTATTCATGAGAGGTGCATTATCCATCATCTCATGAGATGATGGATCACATCGGATGAGTTAGATGCCGCAGCCTGATATGTTTTTCATGTAATTGGATTTGTAGGCTTGATTGTATGAGGAGAATTTCCTCATTGCTTCAGCGTTCTGCTGCATACCTCTCTCGTAGGAGTAAACACCACAATTTGGAGAGACGTTTGATCCAAACTGCAGACCGTAGTTACCTGAGATGCCGTTGATCGCGTTGAGTTCCGAGGCACGTTTCATTTTTGACCATTGTGTCTCTGAAGTGTCTGGACCGTAAAAATCACCTTTGATACCTCCACTGCTCAGATTGACATACTCGACATATTGGGGTCGTTGATAGTTTTCTACAAAAACACGGTCCTCTGCACTGCTGCAGCCTGCCGCTTTTGTGTTGAAAGAGTCTGCGCACGCGGGACGACCCGCGCTGTCGTAACCATTCCATAGTGGGCAAACCATGTTCCCTGGGTTGAGGAACCGATCGCTCTGGACTTTGGTCGCGTACGCTGGATCGATTTTACATGTACGAATTGAAGCTCCAAGACTTATATTTCCTGCCATTATACTTTTTATTAAATAGATATTTTTATAGGATCTTGACTCAAAAAGATTAGAGTCCGTTCAAAAAGATGAAAACATAATTTGAAAAATAATATGTTAATATAAAATGGATTGTACCAGTTACAAAAGAAACATTGACCCAGATACAGGGTTAAAGTATACAAACTCTAAAAGCGATCAACTGAAAATGTTAAGAATTGCTAGAGAGCGTGATCCATGCGGCGAATTTAAACGGAATCCTTGTGTGAATCCAGAAACAGGTCGACCTATCTCTCTTACGAGTGTTACTCATAAAAGGTTAACTGAAGCGTGCAAGGGGCGCAGAACTCCTAGCCGTAGCCGTAGCAGTAGCCGTCGTAGAAGCAGCAGCCGTAGCAGCTGCACAAGCCGTAGCAGCAGCACAAGGCGTAGCAGTAGCACAAGGCGCAGCCGTAGCCGTCGTAGAAGCGCTGGTCGTAGAAAACCAAGCCGTAGCCGTAGCAGTAGCCGCGGCCTTAGAAGCATCAGCCAGATGAGAGGTCTCAGCAGAAGCAGAAGCAGAAGCAGCAGCAGAAGCACTAGCCGTAGCGTTAGTACTGCTACTACTGACAAAGACTTCTTTACCTGCACCAGCGCCCCTTCCAAAAGCAGCTTCAGTAGTCTCTTTTCTCATAGAGGTATGGTACGTACGAAGAATAGTACATTGTTCATACCCAAAAAAGCCAAGCTTTATTATAGATATTTAAGTATTGATATTAGACCTGGATGGAAACAGTTTAAAATTTTTAAACCAGATCAAGGTGTAATTTTTGATATGGCTGATAGTGACATTGGTTTAATCTCGAAAAAGAAAAACTGGCAATTAACTTACATTAGAGATGGTTTTTCTATAATAGAACACCCGTACGTGCTTGAACCTTGTGCAAATGATCTAGATGATGAAGATGATGATGAAAAGGACAAAATAACTATCAAATGGGATGAGCCAACGCATGCTGAACGAGTTACTGACTACATATATGTTCTGAGAGCTGCGACTAGGGAACTGGTTGGAGTTGAATTTAGATTTAATTTCCCCATAACTTCTTACGGTCTCGAACAAGAGCTAGAATGTGACGAAGGAATGTATAATTTAATGTTTAATCAGTATTTCAAGCCTCACACATGCGGTGTTTTTAGAGTATTAGAAGGTGTGCTGTTCACAGTAGGTCAAAACAAGTATGAATTTGCAAGGCACCTATTTGATTTCAATAATAAAAATTTCCCTGATAGAACGTTCTACCGACACGCCCGCGAAAGCGAAAGCCCAAGCGAATGCGAAAGCGACTATTAAGAAATAGGATCAGACATAGTAATTCGGCATATCGCAACACAACATCAGTTGTTCAAAATTCATTACCCCTAGGGGTAATGAATAGAGACTCGCTCGACTAGCCCATTCAAGTTGAAATCTAGTCTAAGGAGAATAAGTACTATAAATGAACTCGATATGTTTGACCACTCGGTAACGATTTCAAATGAACTCGATATGTTTGACCACTCGGTAACGATTTCAAATGAACTCGTCACGTTGGAACCCATGTATTTGGATCCATTTATAATCAAACATCTCAGTGAAAAACTGTGCAAGATCAAAGTTGGTACATGTACCAAAGAATATGGGTTTATTAAAGGTATTAAGATTACTAATGTAAAACCTGCTGAGATCTCAATGGCTGATGGGAGCACACGCTTCTCAACAACATACATTATCAAATCAATCCTCCCCACAGTTGGAAAAGTCTACACGGCTAAGAGTGTGACAGTAATCAATCACAACAATGTATGTTGTGTTATAGCAACGATAGATGATGCATGCGGGGGTAATCCGTTTCAGATATTCATCGTCAATGGAATAAGCAAAGGTCCCAATTATAAGTTTGAGTCGTGTAAGTGCGTGATCCCCATTTCAGACAAACCCAAGAAATTAGTTTTATGGAATATCATCGTAGAGACTGTACAATATCATCAAAAACAGTTCATAGTCGCTGGTAAACACATCCATGACTATAACCTTAGTAAAGATCCAAAGATAAAAGATGATAAAAAGGGTTGTGCAAAGACTGAGGTAAAGTAAGAATGATGGATAATTATACGAATGTCAGAAAATATACTACGCTGATGCTCACTAGACGAAATTATTCTATTGGACAATTTACAGACGTAGATGAAAATGGTGTGTCAGGTAAAAAACCACGATTGTACGTAACCAAACCTAACGGTGAACAAGCAGTTGTCTTTTTTATACATAAGAGAAGCAAAACAGATAAGGTAACTATCAACGTAGTGAAGGTTATCATTTCTATGGCACAATCAATCTCACATATAATTATCGTACATGACACCGTTCTCACATCTGACGCTAAGCAAAATGTAACCAAAGACGACGAGACTAGTATCCATCAGTTTGAGACGTTCACATTTGACGAACTCAGCTACGATCTATTAGAGGTAATAAAATGCACTCATCCAATCACATTCCTCGAAAATACACCTTATGAAGCTAACAAACTACCCATTTTGTTATCAACGGATCAATTAGCAAGGTATTTGAGAATACGCCATGGTGACATAGTAAAGGGTATGTTTGGAGATGATATAATCACTATCAGGCGATGTGTCAGCTTATAGCTTAACATTTTTTCATCATAACCTTTAGAGGTTATGATATTACAGCGAGCAACATTATTCAGACCATGCGCAAATATTTGTCACATTGACAGTTGGCCTGGTATTTGGGATAGTAGACGCGAGACTGCCAGCTGGTATTGGGATAACGGCACGTGGAGAAGTTGCGTGTATGGCATGATACATCTGGATAACAAAGAGAGGTGGGTGGTTTGTTTTCAGTACGAGGTGATAAATAACCAATCTTGTAGTAATCCATCTTAGGAGTCATTGTATCAGACATTTTAAGTATATGATATTTTTCAAAAGCCTAGCTGCAATCTCTATCTTTAATCTTTAACTTTGAAAAATGGCACTAAGTTATTCAGGAATTGTCAATTACGGTAAGGTTACACTTCCATCTGTTGAGTCCTGGGGTACCAACATGAACATTATAAAGGATCCACCCAAGTCGGTTCACACACGCAAGATCGACCGAGTAGGTGCGACTTCAGCCATAACTAGCGCTGTTGATGAAAGCGGGGACCGGTTCTGCGAGGCCATCAACTACTACGCGAGGGGTCAGAACCCAATGGTCAGCGTCTCATACGGTCAGGGTCAGAAAAAGAGTAGTATAGGAGGTGGTGAGGCTTTCCTTCCTTACAGGGTGGCTAGGGAAGGAGCATTCAGACCTCCTATCTGGAGACAGGAAGACTTACTACCACTCTCAAGAATGCCCAGGATTTGGACAGAGGTTGGAACGCAACCATACAAACCTATCTTTACTAAAAGAATCAGGAATTGTGGGACAGTTGATGACACGCGTGAAGTCAAGAATCATATGCTCAATGTTTCATGCGTTGCTTCAAAGACTGTGGCCGCGTACCCAAACACTAATCAACCCGACATGAAGCCGGGTATACTAAGAGACCCGCTCGCCCCAGGGCAAGTGGGTTCTTCCAAATCTTGTGAAGCAAACAATTCTGAGATTGCGCAAAGAAATGACCAGGGGCCTATATTGCTTGCCCCGTCTCGTCCTATCGCTTCTGGAGCAACTAATCCGGGAAGAATTAAAGAAATACCTGTAGTTTTCAATAATGTCAGACTTGATCAGAATCATCCAACTGCTTCTGGAGCAACTAATCCGAGAAGAATTAAAGAAACTCCTGTAGTTTTCAATAATGTCAGACTTGATCAGAATCATCCAACTGCTTCTGGAGCAACTAATCCGAGAAGAATTAAAGAAACACCTGTAGTTTTCAATAATGTCAGACTTGCTCAGAATCATCCAACTGCTTCTGGAGCAACTAATCCGAGAAGAATTAAAGAAACACCTGTAGTTTTCAATAACGTCAGACTTGCTCAGAATCATCCAGCCACCAACGCGATGACCAGCTTTGCTGCTCCATCACTCTCGGGTTACAATCAAACTGAACAACAGTACAATCGCCTACAAACGAGAACATCACGGGGAGGATTTGACGGGTGTCAAAGTATACCGAGTGTGAATATGAACAATCAAATGAAAACATTGACTAGGGTCAGATAGTTTTACGATTTGAATAAATAACATGAAAAATCAAACATAAAGATAATTACGAACATTAGAATGAGATGGCTAAATCTACCACAAATTGTAGTTGTTGTACCCTTCACAGTTGGGATTACCAACCACCTGTAAACGATCGTAAACGTCTCTATGACTTGCCTAAGGCTGGTGCAATTCTGATATATAACGGCCGAGTACTCATCGTTCAGTCGAGAGGGAAAAAGTGGGGCTTCCCGAAAGGGAGTTTTGAGCGAGGTGAGTGTGCAACCCAATGCGCGACCAGAGAGGTACTTGAGGAGACATCATTTAATATCAGATTCAAAGAGGACGATTCAAATGTCAAATATAATAAGACCACATTCTATATCAAACATCTTGAAAGGAAGCCTCCCAGTATTAATCATGGTTTCCTCAAAAAGCCAGGTAACGATTGCACAGGAATAGGATGGATACGTTTAACATGTCTTAATAAACAATCAAAACTTAATGGATCCATTAAGTTCAACATAGGCGTGCGTAAATTTGTTAGTCAATATATAAACCCAAGGTAAAGCTCGTTTACAGTGTTCCATATCCAAATAGGATATGGAATATATTAAATCAAAACGTGTCGGGTACGAGCTCAAACAATGCATTGATCTGCAGGTCGTGATTGGGTTCTCCCGGTGGTATGTTATCTTCAAGTATAGTTTGGAATGTCTCCCCTGTGCTGTTCAAAGTGATCCTAAGTTTAAGATTGGAATCCAATCTGAATCTGACCGTCTGCGTCATGTTGTCACCCTCAATTGCAATAAATTCCTGCTTCTCAGGGTCGTTGATATCCTTCACAGTAGCTCTAAACATGGCCCTGACTGCGTATGGGTTGTTTGAGAAAATATTGAGTGTATTGCTGCTTGACGGGTCTATGTTGGACAGCTCTACGTAAAAGTAGTTCTGGAACGCGGTCTTACCACCGTTGCCGATGGCCAAGACTTTGTTTGGTAGTACAAGCCTGTTGAGACGTATATTAAAAACTGGAATCTCCTGACTCAAGTTGAGACGCCATGTTAACGGGTTGGCGTTCTCAAATCCAAACTGCATGAGCTCAAAGTCTAGACCCGCTGTGCTCGCGGTGAATGGTGGGAATACAGTCGCTGTCTGCGTAGCACCGTCATAACTGATGATGCGTCGCACTTCACCCTCAGGAGCAGTGACCGTGTTATTGTACAACGTCTGAGGAATTCTGAGAAACCAACTCTGGTAAAAGTTGTCCACATTTATAGCAGACGCTCCAGTGAGAACGACCTGATTTGTGGTTGACGCCCCACCTGCTGTAAAGATGTAGTTGGGGAATGTGTTTCTGATTGAATAGTTGTGGAAGCGTTGCCACAAGAATGCGGGATCTCCACCCACGCTCAGTATGCCTGTCTGGTTGTCGTACGCGTTCACTGTCCGCCATTCGTCAAGAGTCTCGTTGTAAATGATCTTATTCACGTAGTCCTGTCTATTATCCGATCCAGCAGGAACAAAAAGGTACATGGCTGTGGGATCCGTCGTATCACTCGGATCGACGATGAAGAAAAAGTCGCCAAAATTAAATTGAAAGGTGTCGTCGCTTAATGTCACCTGACCCCTACCATTCCCCAAGTAGACATACTCGAGAATACGAGCAAACTGATCAGGTTGAGATGAGTTTCTGAAGATGGCATATTTATAATAATTATATCTCTGTTGTAGAGTGGATGGCGCCACTTGTCTAAACTCAATCACGTTCTTTGAGTTTGCGTTTCCGAGACCCGTGCTGAGAATCTGACCCTCAACGCTCTCATTACCAAGCGTGTTCACGTCAAAGTAACCACCTGTCCACTCATTTACGGGACATGCCACGCAAATGGGGTCCTGGGCCTGATCACCCTGTGCGCGACCA